TTACATTGAAGCCTTGTTTTTTCTTTTCTTCCATATCTTTAATCTAAAACTATATACTCGTTGTTTGATACATTGGAGATATACCCATCATTCTGTGTATCGTAATCACTCTTAACTATTTCTTGTTCTTTATATACTTGTAATGAACCATCCCATATCTTACTACCACTATCCATAATGTGTAATAAGAACTCATCACCTACATCTACCACGCCTTCCAAAGATTGAGAAAAGACTAATATGTTCTCATATGGTGTAAAGGTATAAGACCCACTTAAATCATACGAACTGGTTGTGTTAGTATACAAGTTGTCTAAATGTAATGATAGTTCCCCAGAACTCGTGTTTTCGGTTCTAATGGTGAATTGGTTGCTTCCTGATATGTAATAACTTAACATTATCTCCTAATTATCTTGGTTTATCTATAATATAACAATCAGTATATAATTTATTCTAAACTAAAAACCCCCTACCAAGTGGTAGAGGGTTCTTAAAACAATATAGTAAAAATGAACGAAGGGTTCCTTAGTTATATACAATTGTTGGTTGTCCAGTCAATCCTGCGAATGGAGATTCAGTAGTAGAACCCGATAAGAACGCAGCCGGTAATTTTTCTTCACCAGTCATCGTAATTGAGTATCCATATAAATCACCTAAAGCAGCACCTGTGGAAATAGTTCCAGCAGTTAAATCACATCCATTCGTTTCTCCTGCAAGTAATGCATCACCATTTCTGGTCCAAAGAATGATTTGTGGTCTACCATATGCCAACAATTTCAATTGTGTTGTCATCTCATTGGTTAGTTTCTTCAAGTTCAAGGTTGTTTCTTGAGAGAAGAATGTTGTTCCATTTTCACGAGATGAGTTCACAGTTTCTGTATATGCACTTGTTCCCTTCAATTCGTATGCGTAAACGGTGATGCCAGTTAAGTCATCTATTTGCCCGTTTCCGTCTTTTGAGAATGAACCAGTTGTATAGTTAATGAAGTAAACGGCTTGTAATCCACCGATTGACTCCTTACATTGTTCATCTCTTCCCGAAGTTAGTAAACAGCTCATATTTTTAGTTCCTGTGTTAAATTAGTTAAAAAAAAGGGTGAGTGGTTAAACCCACCCTTATATATTGGGGTATATTATAGTCCCGTTCTGTAAACGATGTCTTGTCCAATACCGAACTGAACTCCAGAAGTAAATCTCATGATTACTCTAAAGTTTTGAGAACCGTCAAGGTCTGCCATGTCTAAAACTCTTACTTCGTTATGATCAGACAATAAGCCTGTTCCAAAGAAAAGGTTAGATTTCTGTGCTGCTACGATTGAACCTGCATTCATTCCTGGTGCTAATACGATTTCAATACCTTGGAAGTTAGAAGGTTTTTCTCCAACATTCAATTGGTTGTTGAATGAACCTACATTAGTCACACCTGATAAAGCTTCTTGATATGCTTTAACTACTTGTGTTCCAGCGTAGATTACTAAATCCTCTTTTCCATATACTGTATCTGGAATGTTTGTGTAAACATCGTTTAATGCAGCAATTACATTTGTTGAATCAACTGAACCAGAAGTTGCACCTGCGATTACTTTTGTTCCTGCAGGGGCAGTTATGATTGATTCTGCAAATAATGCTTCTAATCCTGTAAATGAACCATTTCCGCCTGTTCCTTGCCAGATAGAAGTTTCAGTTGCTTCTGCAACTTTTCCACCTACATAAGATACTAAGTAATCTGTGAAGTTTCTTGGGATTTCATCAAAAGCAGAATATCCTAAAGATAATGCTTCCCAAGAATCAACAAACTCTTGCTTACATAAAGAAAGGTTTACTTGTAATTCTTTTGGCTCAAGTATTCTTTCAGATACTGCAACTGAACCTGATGTCACGAAGTCACAAGAAGCATCTTGAACGATACCAGATACATCTAATTTCTGGATAACTTCCTTAAACTTTACATTTGGTTTGATTGTGATTAGATTTTGGTCTAATGTTTTTGCCGATAAAAGCGAACTTGCGATGTAATCTGCTGCTGCTTCACCTGCATAAGTAGAAGTAATACTTGGATTACCTGCACTAAAGTTTTGTAATTTTTTCATCTTAATAATTTTTGTTATTAGTTATTTATATAATTTTGATAAAACAGAATTATGATATGATGCAGATTTCTTACCGGTGTTCTTAGCAACTCTTGATGCTTCTACTGGTGCTCCATCTAATTTCTTATCGTCTTCCTCTTCCATTTCTTCTTCAACAACAACTTCTTCAGCCATTGCTAATTTCTTTTCCAACTCTTCAATCTTGTAGGACATCTCTTCAATTTTTGCCACTACATCTTCCAAGTTAATTGTCACTTCTTCAGTTTCTTCTTCAACTATTTCTTCTTCTGCCAATTCCGTTGGTTCATCACCTGGTAATGGTTCTACTTCAATAGTTTCTTCCTCTAATTCAACGTTCTCTCGTTCAACAATAACACCTCCTTCAGTAATTACTTTGATTAGTGTTTCATTGCCCTCCTCGTCTTTTAGGGACAACTCGTGTGTTCCATCTGGAGCAGGAGTTTTGGTTCCATCTTCTGATACAACTTCCACAGTTTCACCTACATCAAATGTTGCAGATTCTACTATCGTTCCATCAGCCAATTTGGCATAAGTAAACTTTACTGTTTCCTTTTCCAAAGAAAGTAAAGCCTTCACTTTGCTTAATACTGTGTTTGAGTTCATAATGATTCTATTTTTTAATTTATATTATAACAATCCAATAGTAGATTGTTGTTATTTTTAATACCGATTGGTATTTTCTTTTGATTTATACTACTTGTGTCCAACTTCCATTATAAAAGAATAAGTTAGAACCTGATACTGCAAGTTCTCCAACTACTCCACTTGGTAATGGGTCTTGTGCAACCATTTTGAGAGTTTCTGTAATCTGAACGGTTCCGTTGAGGTTTACATCTACTCCTACTAATCCACCAAGAGTTGCATTATTTACTTCTACTTTATTAGTTCCAGTTCCATCTTTAACTTGGAAAGTAGCACCTGGTGCTGCATTAGTTCCATTTATAGTTTGATTACCAGTTAAAGTAGCATCACCATCGTTTAATAAATTACCATTTACTATTACATCAGCTCCAGTTAAACCTCCTAATGTTGCATTTTGGACTTGTAATCTTGGTGTGTTGTTTCCATCTTTAACTGTTAAAGTAGAACCTGGTGAAGTATTAGTTCCATTCACCACACCATTAGTATCAAGGGTTGTATCGTTATAAAACCTTATACCTCCGGGTGCATCAAATCCTGTTATACCTGCAGATTGTATGTTAAAATTACCTGTTGCAACAAACTTACTATTGGGTGCAGTAAATACTACTCCTGCTTGTCCATCACTAAACTTACCATTGAACTCTACATTATTACTACCTGAACTAATGATAAAGTTATTATCAGCAATACCTAATGAACCAGTTGCAGCTATATTACCAGCAACAAACTGATTACCATTTACTAATACATCTATACCTGTAATTCCACCAAGAGTTGCGTTGTTTACTTGTAGTATCGGTGTTCCAGTTCCATTTTCTACTTGTAAAGTAGAACCTGGTCCATTGTTAGAACCTGATACTTCCATATTACCATTAGCAAAGATTTTATTATCTTCATTAACATTCAAGTTGATTGAAGCAGTTGCATCAAAGGTTATATTACCAGCACCCTTACCACCATTTGCTAAAGTATTCTCAAATAATATATTAGTATCAGTAGTAAATGTCATTTGGTTAGTATCATACGAACTAAATAATGCTTGTGAGTATCCTGCATTACCACCAAGGTTCATTGAAAAATTACCTGCTGCAGTATCATTGGCAACTATAATCCCATTTCCATATCCCTCTTCACTTATTACTCGTAATTTTCCATCTACTGTTTGGTTTCCATTAACTAATACATCTACATCTGTAAATCCTTTTAAGGTTGCATTCTGAACTGATAAGATTGGAGTTCCAGTTCCATTTTCTACTTGTAAAGTATTACCTGGTCCAACATTGGTTCCTTGTATGATTTCATCACCAGTAAAGGTATTGGAACCAGTAGTTGCAAATGAACCTGTATCTATATTACTACCGAATGAACCAGTTGATACTTGTTGTGGAACTCCATTAGCATCTCCTACCCATGCATTACCTTCTGCAATGTTTGGTAGAGTTGTATGTAATTGATTTATAAAGTATCCTGCTCCATTGTTTCCTGGTCTTGATACTACACCCAATACTTGAATGTCTGCAGAACCAGTTGGTCTTACATTTGTCCATGCACCACTATTTCCAAGATAAACTATATCTCCTGCTTGTAAAGTTCCTACATCTATACTATCTATTAAACCTGCAATCAACCCTAAACCATTTCCATTAGGAGATATGTTCTCTGATGCAATAAGTGTTGCAGGGAATCTATTAGGATTACTATTATCTGCTAAGTAAACATCTACTCTATCACCTGTATTAGAATCAACATATAGTGCTTGTCCTCTTTGTATCTCAAATGATTCTCGGTTTTTGATTTCTTCATACATTGATTTCACATACTGAAAGGATAAGTTCCCTGCTCCATCAGTTTGTAAA